CTTTGCTTACTGATTCGGTATAGCCAACAAAGATATCCATGTTTGGATCTATGAATGGTGCAAGTTTGGGTAAGACTATGATTGCCATCACACACATCAATGCAATGTATCGTCTGGTGTTCTTTGTGAATTGATCAGTTACATTTCTAGCTTTATCAAACTGTTTAGATTGGAAGTCAGCTCTTTGCATTAACATCTTTTGTTGTTCAGCTTTATCTTTACTTGCTTGAGCCATGATACCTAAGATGCCACCTAGTACAGTTGATGCACCCATTGATAGTAGTTCCATTGGTATACCCATGTTATCTCCCTAGCGGATTGTCATTCAAAACATTGTATAGCTTTTCAAATTCCTTCTCACTCCATGAGGTCATACTCTCCTCGACTTCTGATATCTCATCATAGATTTCTGAGATTTCATCTTTCATTTCTGTAAGCTGAGTTGACTGAGTTTCTACAATCCCTTCTAGCTTTGCAATCCTATCTAACAGTACAGAGGTATCAGCCTTCTTGATCTTGCCTAGCCTGGTGTTAATCTTTTTTACTTCGTCTACTGTATTTTGGAGCTTTGAATCGTTTGCGCTCATTTTGTAGATTATCCCACCTGCGGCTGGAATTATTGTCAAGACCAGCGATAGTAATACTGCTGGTGTTAAGGTTATACTCTTGCTCCCCTCCATATATCTGCTCCTGTTCTAAACTAATTGTTTCTACGATACTAATACTATCCTGCAATATTTGCAAATAAGCTATAGGCAATGGTGGTTGCTCTATAACTTTAGGCTTTGCAGTATTGACTTCAATCGTAGCTTTAGGCCTGCTAGTATTTTTCTTAACTGTGTTTGTAGGTCTATCAGCTTGAACATTATCTTTTGTCTTGGAGTTAGATTTACTATTGTCGGCTGTACTTTTTTTGGTCTCCCCCTTGTTTTCTTCTTTGGGTTCTGGTTCTCGTACGTTGCTTCTTTCATCTGTTGTTCCTGCCTCAACTGTTTCAATTTGGCCTTCTGTTTCTTGCTCAATTTCCCGTCCTTCATTTGTACTCTCCACCATTTCTGGTTGTTGTTGTGGTTCTTCAACTGTTATTTCTTGAATCTCCTGTATAGGTTCTACCTCAATCGTGCCGCTCATGTCAACAGGGATCTCTGTTGGTGTTGGAATATCAATACTAATCTCAGGCATACTGATATCAATAACAGCTACAGGTTGTATCTCTGGTATCTCTGCTACTGTATCAACAATATTAGGTAGAGTAGGCACATCTTGGATTAAGTCTAACGTTATCTCGGTTGATAGCTCAAGCCCACCAATCATAGGTTCTTCAACTATTATTTCTTCAATGACAACTATCTCTTCAATGACTGGCTCAACAACTACAAGTGGTTCTATAACTGGCTCAACAATTATAGGCTCAACAACTGGTGCAATGTATTCTTCAATAGTAAAAGTAAGACTAATGTTATCTATGATAGGGCCATACCAATTACTACTATTGCCTGTATCACTACCTATTATATTTAAGTTAACATCTAAATCATCAGTATTAAAAGTACCTGTAACTTCTTCTGTAAAAGAATAACTACTCCAACCATCTTCATATGGTATAGCCGAAGTATTACTAATTGCTTCTATAGTATCTGTTGAAGATAAAGTGATAGTACTAGTAACAGTATCATCTGCTCCTGCTGTACACCATTGACTGCCTGTGTTTCCACACCCAATGCTTTCATAACCCATGTTTATTTCTTTAACAATGTGATTGCCTGGAACATTTGATATATCTATATCTTGATTGATACTGCCATCTTGATATCTAAACCTTATGCTTTTAGATGCAGAATCAGAATAGGTGTTTGGATCACGCTTGACTTTGTTTTGATTATTATCAGACAGCTCCCAGCCAGAAGTATCAGTAGTAAAACTAGGGTTATCTACTAGGTTGTCCGTAGTTTCCTCTGCTGATAGGTTTATCCACATCAAACTTAACAGCATCAGTTGTAGGCATCTTAATAACATTGTTCTCCTCATCTAATATACCACGCTTTCTATATTCTTGAATAGCTTCATCACCTATCTTACCATTGATAGGACAGGGCGAACCTGCAGCTATCATAGATTTAAATACTCTGGGGTCTTGGCAAAGCATAGCGGTTGCGCTGATTTTCATGCCAAGCTGAGCCAATGCCCTACTTAGCTTGATGCGCTGACAATTTTTGTCCTCTACGTGAACACCACCTGATATACCAAACCATCCACCTGAGATACCACCTGCTCTTACTACAACACAGATATCAGAGTACGCACCTGATGCACCCATTGATGGTACAGATGGTGGGGTTACAGGCATGTCCTTATATCGAATATTAGAATCTGCTGCTTGACACTCAGCAATGTAAGCCAGGACTATAGCAAGTATTACTATAAAAGCTAGGCTTCTCATGGCTTAGACTCCCAATTATAAAAATGTGTAATACCAAATCTGCCATAACCATGCGGTATATCTTTGTTTGTTTTCAATGTAGTAACTTCATGTTGTATATAGCTAGGAAAAAACAACATGCGATTGGGTATACATTCAATAGTTGCATCAATAGGTACAAGTTTAGTGTTACCTCCAAAAAATTTCTTAGGTTCTTTATACATCCATATCAAACAAGTAAACTGAACGCTATCATGGTGTGGTTTATAGTAATGGTCTTTATCATAGTAGCCAATAAATGTAGCATCAGTATTAGTATTAATAAAATTATGATGATGTAAAGGCATAGTCTGTAATACTATATCATGAAACTCTTTGCATCTTTGTTTGTATGTGTTGCGTAATATAGGAGATACAGTTGCTCCTTTGTCTGTATAAAAATCCCACATATGAAAACGAAAAGCATTGGATAATGGTTTGCCTTTATCTAATGCTACTGGCACATCTTTATCTGTTGCTTGTTCTTTTTTAGGTTGAGTTAAATACATATTAAGTTCATGCCATACAGCAGATAATTCATCTTGGGTATACCAGTTATCTATCACTAAATAAGGACACTCTTTCTTTTGATTGTATATTTTTACATCCCAATCTTGTTTAACTGATTCTATGATTGCACTCATGTTTTACTTTTGTACCTACCATCTCGTTTACATAATCTTTTAAAAGGAATTAACCTACCTTTATATTCAACAACAACTTCATGTTTTTTTCTACCCATAAATTGTATGGTATATACAGGTTTATCACATTTTATTAAATGTAATGTGTCCCACTTAACAATATTAACCCAACGATATTTGTTAACTTCTAGCTCTGTTTGTCCAGGTACTCTGACATATTCTGTATATCTACCCCATAAAAGAAAAGCAATAAAGCTACCTTCATGATCGTGCATGACTTGTTCAACTGGTAGTATCTTAGAAAAAAAGAAAGCAAAGTATGGCGACCAAAATCCCCATCTTAATAATGTTGCATGATTAGTTCGTGTAATTACATGAGATGGCCCTATACCCCATTCAACTCCATTAGCCATTGTACCTCCTACAAGTCTTTAAGAAGAACCCTGTCATAGCCACCGCTCCCATCAGACTTAGGAACTAAAACATATTCTTTTATGTTAGCTTTGTTTACAGCAGCAGCAATACGATTACCATGATTATCTGTTTGTGGTTTAACTAATTCTGTATCAGATATGTTTGTAATTTCATTTGCATAATCTCCTGTATACTCCGTATATATGTCTTGGTTATCTCCATATACAGCATAATGTTCTGGTTTAAAACAACCAATAACTTCTACTAATTCTTTACTTGCATTAAACTGAAACTTAAATAAATCATCATCCATTGTGTTTGGTCTGTTTATATCAACACTAACTGTTTTAGATATAGGCATAACAATATCTGATTTTAAAGATTGCGCCCATGTATAAGCATCTTCTGTTGTACCTCTTACATAGATAGCTTGTGTATTCAATAGTGCATAGTTTGAATCTACATGGTCAGTTATATAATCAACTCGTAGATTATCAGGTACAGTAACAACAGGTACTACTTGTCCTTTCTTATAAACTATTTCTATTTTTTTTGTAGCTGCATCTAAATCATAAAAATACTTTATAAAATTTTTCTCGTATAACACATCATTTTGCATAGCTCCACTATCTTTATTGTCAGGCTCTGTACTACAGTTATGCACACTATACTTATTGCCTTCCATTGATACACCCCATATATTAAATGGATATGGATAAACCTCATCAGGAAATACTTTTAATATTTCATTTTTTATCTTTACTGATTCAGGATCATCTGTACCAGCTAAATAAGTTCTATGCTCTACCTTTTTATTTCTTACCCAAATTCTATATAATGTTGGTTTACTAGCCATTATGATACTGCTCCTTGCACATTAGTGTTACCATCTTCCCATGTTAATGAATTACCGCCTAAATTAATAGCTTTTCCTGCTGCACCACCAGTACCACCAGGACCACCACCGACTGTTTTGCCTTGAGTTGTGCCTTGTCCACCACCGCCATTTTGACCAGCAGCACCAAATCCTCCGCCTTGTCCACCAGCACCTGCTTGAGTATTACCTGCACCACCAGAACCAGCACCGCTTACAGAACCAGCTTGTCCAGCTTGTCCAGCTTGTTGAGCTGCGCCACCACTACCAGCAGCTCCGCCATTTTGACCACCGCCACCGCCACCGCCACCGCCACCTCTTGTAACAGTTGTTGTTATATCAGGACCGCCTTTTTGTTGTGTAATAGTAGTTTGAACGCCACCACCACCACCGCCACCACCACCGCCGCCACCACGAATAAATCCTCCGTTGTTTTGAATAGTAGTAGCAAAACCTAAATTAACAGCAGAACCACCAGATGTGGATCCTTGTGATTGACCAG